TCTCTAAATTCTTTAGCAAACTCTGATAAAACTCCTTTACCAACAGGTCTATTAGAAAGTTCTAAAGCAGCTCCTCCATTTGAATCTTGAGATATACTAACAGATTTAACATAATCTCTACCAATTATATTATTTAATAATTGAGGTAATGCTTCTCTGTTAAATGATTCTAATTCTTTGTTGTATGATTCTGGATTAAATTGTTGTAAACCTTCATCATCAATGTATGTATATTTTTGTACTAATGCTTTACTTATCTCATCTCGTATATTTTGAAATTCTTTTTTAAATCCTTTAATGCCAGATTCACTTAATGCTAAGTTAGCATTTTCAATTAATACTTTTAAATTATCTTGTTTTAATTCTTCGTTAAATTTTTCATACTTTATTGATATTGTAGTAGGAGATATAGCATCTGATGATGATATGTTTAATGTAGAATAATCAGACATTGTTTGTGCTTCAGCTGCTTGTATTTCAAAATACTTTTCTTCGTTATATCCTTTTCTAAATACTTCTAAGTATTGAGATAAATTTTTTAATATATACTTTGAATCACCTTTTCTATTTGCTTCTGCTATTACTTCTTTAAATGTAGGATTCTGTTTTATTTGTAAGTCCTGTCCATGTTTGTTTTGTAAGTATGTTGTAAACTTAGAAGTCATTCTATCTGTTCTTCTTTTAAGTGCTATACTATCATCTGGATTTATATTAGCATCATATAAAAAGTTATCTAAAACCATAGTTTGCATTCTATTGTCATTAGATAATGATTCAATAGTGCGTTCTATTTCTTTTGCTATACTATCTACAGATTCAGCAACTTGATTATTAACAAACTCTTGATTAATGTTATCTTTTAAATCTGATAACTTTCCTAAAAATTCCTGACTTAATGCATCAGGTGGGTTTTTCATAATCTCATCAAGTGCAAAGTTTATTTCATCTCTTTCTTTTGCATCTGTTATTTGTTTTCTATCTCCAACAATACCAACTTCTTCATCATTAATATATAATTTATTAATTAGATTAGTTATATTATCTGTTTGTACGCCTTGCTCATTTAATTTATCTATTGTTTGTTTATACTCTGAAAAAACTTCTCTATTAAAATCTGTAGTTAATCTATACATACTATCAATAGATTCAACAATGCTTTTAGATTGTTCTAAATTAATAGAAGGTTCTACGTCTACATAATCTCCAGTTATTACAGATAATGCTTGTAATGATTTTTTATATTTATTTACATATTTTACTGCTTCTTCTTTACTTAATCCTGAACGTAATGAATCATTTAAAAATGACTTTATTTGAGATTCATCAGGTATAATTAAAATATCTCTACCATTTCTTTTATCTTTTCTAGCAAAACCACTTACTTGTATATTTTCTAATATAGATATATGATTAGGAGTAATATTTGGAGAGTTTAATATTCTAGAATAATGCCATCTTTGTTGCTCTCTTACAAGGTCTTGAGTCATTTCGTAACCTTCTTTTCGAAAAGCATTTACAATACGTTCTGCTTTATCAAATGAAAGTTTATTACCATCTCCAGGTTTTAATGCTCCTCTTTTTTTACCACTACCTTGACCCCATATTTGAGCAATAAGATTTATTTGTAATTCAATATCATCAAATTTATTTTCTGTTTTTAATTTATCAAAATCATTTGGTAGTATTTCCCCCGCTGTAAGTTCTATTCTATCTCCATCTTGTATCTTAGGTACTTTATCTCCAAATTGTTCTACTAATACTCTGTATAAATCTGTTTGTCTATCTGATAAATTGTCTACATTACCTTCTGCTATATTAAATAATGCTTCTCTTTTTTTACTATATTTATGTTTTTGCAAAGCATATATAAAAGCATTTGAATCTGGCATAATATTTTCTGGATATTTATCACCAAAATTTTCTATCCTTATTTGGTCTACCATTCCTTTTATTGTATTTTTTATATCAGGTTTTGTATCTGCATCATTTTGTAAATCTTCAATTTTTAACATTTCACCAGTTGTTTGTGTAATTGTTTCAACAAAACCTGCGTCTTCTAATGTTTTTCTTAATTTTAAAAACTCTAATATTTCATGATAATTAGTATCTGTTTCAGTTACTTTAGGTTCACCATCTTTATCAAGAACAAGAACATCAGCCATCTTAAATGGTTTTTCCATATCAAATACGTAATCTGTATCATGTTGAATGTTTAATTTTTTTCCAATATTTTTTAATGTTTGTATATGCAATGCTCCAACATTACTTAAAGCATTATCCATTAAACCATTTTTCCAAGTTTCAAAGTTTTCTATAGATAACTTTTTACCTTTAAGAGGTCCTTGAGTTATTTCTATATTTTCTAATTGTCTAGAAATATTTTGTATTTGGTCAGCAGTAAGATTATCTATATTTATAAAGTTATCTCCTACCCTAGCATCTGTTAAGTTTTTTTGTAATGCTGTTATTTTATATAAATCATGAGCATATAAAGCTATTCTTGAATTAGGAACACTACCTGCTTTTCTAGGTACTGCTTCACCTTCTTTAGTTTGAGATTGGTTTCGATGGTCTTTTGTTTCAAATATTTGTTCTATTCTTTTTACAACTGGGTCATCTATTATTCCAGAATAAGCAGCTGAAAATTGTATATCATCATTAAATGCTTGACCATAATGCTCTAATGCTGTTGCATCAAGACCTAAATAATTAAGTGCTTTTATTCTATCAGAAAAATCACTATTAATATTTTTATAATTTTCTTCAAACAATGGTCGCTTCATTCTAGAGAAAAATGCTCCAGTTATAAAATGAGCAGCTAACTCTTCACCTTCCATTGCTAATATTAAATTAGTATCTAGTATTGTATTTAAATCAAAGTATAAACCACCTGCTATCATTCTACCCATTGATGCAGTAACATCTTCTTTTGCTTCTTTATAAAAACTTTTCCATACAGTACTTGGGTCTACCTCATCCATTATTTCTTTTATAGCTTTAACAGCATCTTTCTTTTCCATACTTTTAAAACTATACTTACCAGCTATTTGACCTATTGTACTATCTTTTAAATAATTATCTCTTGTTAATATTCTAAGTAATCCATTTGCTTGGTCAGCTGTTAATTCATTATAATCTTTTTGTTTAATTTTCTTTAAAGATTTTCTAAGTGCATTAGCAGTTCTCATAACAGGAACTCTACCTCCACCACCAATCATATCAACAGCAGGTAAAAATGCAGAAAATAATAATGCATCGCTTACATCTTTAACAGGGTCAAACTCTTTTTCAGTTGCAATAGAATAAACACCATCTTGTATTAAATTATATGTACTAAACAATACTGCTTGGTCAGCTGCTCTAGCAAAGTATCTTGTTATCTTATTAGAAGTATCAGTTCCTAACTTTGTATTTAACGAAGCTCCAATAACATCTGTTAAGTTATTTATATGAATACCTTTTCCTTTTAATGCTCCTGTTGCCTCATCAGATATTTTTAATAATAATTGGTCATCTACTCCTTTAAAATCTTTTTTAAGTGAATTAAATACACTAGCTCTTACTTCGCCTTCTACTTTAGTTATTTCATCCATACTTATTTCGTATTTAGAAAGAGCTCCTTGCGGTCCTTTTAATGATTTATCTTTTAATCCTCTCCTTACTGAAGACTCTACCAATTCTTTTCCTAAACCAAACTCACTTTTACTAGCAAACTTTGCAGCTGCTTCGGCTGCTTCTCCTACGACTTTTGTAGTACCTAATTTATGTATAGCAGATACACCACCTCTTAAACCCAATCCAATATATTTCATAGGCAATAAGAAACCTATACCTTGACCTACTACTTTACCAAAAGTTGCCATACCTTCAGTTTGATTATTCATTATATCATATGGATTCTTCTCTCCTGTAGCAGCTTCATACCCTATACTAGGTAAACTAAATAATGCACTATCTAATACATTCCAAGTAGCTGCTCCTAATCCATGAAGTACACCTGACTTTTTATCAGAGTCTACTGCTTCTTCAGATAAACTTTGGTTTAATTGTTCAAATAATGATTTACCTTGAGTAGAAGGTTGCGGTAATGATGTTCTAGGTGTCTGTAATTGAGATTGTTTTTTTAAAGTCTCAAGTAATTCTAAAGTTAATTTATCAGCCATTCTTTAAAATCCTATAAAATCACTAGGAAAAATGTCTACATCTTCTCTTATTGGACTAGATGCTTCTCTTAATTTTCTAGAAATTTTATTAGATTCAACAATTTCTTTATTTAATTCTTTTAATTGTCTATCTAATTCTGATTTCATATCATCTTCTTTTAATGATATATCTTTTAAAATTTTAGGTATTTCTACTCCAGCTTTTACAAATGTATTATATGTGTTAATATTTTTATCTAATGTTTTTATTGAATCAAGCACTTCTTTTTTTTGCTCTACTAAACTTGAAGTATTTTTATTTGAATGTTTTATAGCAGTTTGTATATCTAAAATAGATTCAAACCCAGTATCTACTTCAGGTTTAGGGGGGTCTGTATCTGGGTCTATATCAACGCTTAATTGTTTTAAATCTTCACTTATTAAATCAAAATCTCTATCTATAGTATAATCACCTTTAGCAAATTCAATCATCTCTTCTGTTAATTTTACTTCATTGTCTAATGATTTTTTCATTGTTTTAAATTGATTAAGCATTGCTTGATTATCTGCTCCTTCACCTAAAACACCTAATTGTTGAAATGATTTATATAATCTTTTGTCATAGTTATTTTCAAAAGTTTTTGTTGCATCGTCTATATAATGTAGTCTAGAAGCTAAATTTACTATCGCATCAGGACTTTCTTGTTCATATGCAGACCAAGTAGCAGCTACTAAATCTCTTGCTATTTCTTTATCGAGTTCAAGCCCATCTGTTCCTAACAATACACTTCCTTTTGTTAAATCATTAACAGCTGATTGTAATCCATCGTCTTCATCTTTGTATTCAAGGTATAAAGAACCTAATGGAGATGCTTGTAAAAAGTTACTTGCACTTTTTGTCTTCATTGTTTTATTTACTTTTTGTAGTAAATCAATGTTTGCTCCCATTACTTCTATGTTTTGTTTCTGCTCTTGCATCGTTAATTGTCTTTGTTGAACAGCTGATGATTGAGCCATTTGCATCATAGATAAACTTTCTTGGACTCTTGTTTGCTCTCTTCTTTCTTGAGATAAGAGCATTCTTTCTAAGGCTTGCATTGCTGTAGACATATTAAAATATTCCTAAAAATCTACTTCTACTCATATCAGAATAAAGAGACTTTTCATATTCAAGTTTTCTTTTTTGTGCTTTTAATCTTGATTTTTCAGATTCAAACCCACCTACTATTTCTCCCATTTTTAATCCAAATTGTGAAGTTAAGTCTTCACTCATTCCTGTTGCTTGTTCTTTAATTCTTTTTTCTGCTCTATCTTCTTTGCGTTCTATCTCTCCGCTATAAGCTAAGTTAGTTCTTCTTGTACTTTCGTCAATATTACTTCTTATATCTAATAAATTATCAGATGTTTGTTTACCTAATCTTTTAATATCTGTTTCAAATTTTGATGTAGTAAAATCTTTTTGAGCAAATGTAGTAGACTCTAATTGATTTTGAGCTTTTTCTAAATCTTTTAAAGCATTTACTGCTAAATTATATTTTACAGAAGCATTGTCTCTTTCTTGACTAGTTCCTTTTGCTCCTTGATATAAAGATAATCCTAATCCAGCTGCGGCTAAAGCAATTTGAACATATTGTTCTTTTAAACCAGTTGTAGGATTTATTGTACCAGCACCTAATGTATCTACTACATCTTCACCTATTTTACCATAATTATCTATTAATTTTTTTTCATGTTTGCTTACATGCCATAAATCACCACTTGATGTTTTAGCAATTTCTGTATCGCCAAATCTTCCATGTTTTGATAAATGATTATTTGCTATACTCATTTTATAATACTCATTGTATAAGGTTTATTAAAATTTATTTTATTAGAATTTTCTTTATCTAAATCTATAGTTTCTAATTTTTGGTTACTTAGTATATCTATATCAGTATTACTTGAAGGTAAATTTCTTGATGATTTAAAATTAGTTGAAGGAGAAACATCAGACAAAGCTTCTTCAAACATACTTTTATATTTTATTTGAGAAGATTTTACTGCTATATCTCTAGATGATATTACTTCATCTCCAAATTTATATTCACCTAATCCAAATCCCATCTTTGTTGATTGCATCATTCTTCCAAAAATACCTTCAGGTCTTTCCATTTCTCCGTATTCACCTTCTAATACAGATACATCATCACTTATATCTTCAGCTCTACCAGAAATTGTTGAAGCTAAAGCAAGGGTATCAGCTACAGAACCTATAGTTTTATTAAAAGAATCTTGTTCAAATTGCATTTTTATATCTTCTAGTTTCATTAAATCTTCTGATGAAGCAACATCATACATAGTTGATTTATATTTACCTTCAGAAGAACCTACTGAAAATGCTGTTTTGTATAGATTGTTAGCCATTAGATTATATACTTTTACTATTTAATTTAATAATTTCACTATGCTTTATCTAGCACTTTTTTATAAAGAATATTTCTATGTTTAACGTATTGAATTAAGTCTCCAGAGACTAATCTAAATACAGAAATACCTTCAGTTAATTCATTTAACGTAGGAACACCTTCATTAATAGATGCTCTTTCTTGTTTTTTATGTATTGATACTCTTAATTCTCTATCCATTATTTAACATTCTTTACTCTAAATACAACAGATAAATCATTTATTTCAAATGTTGCTCCTGCAGTTCCAGTCATATGTACTTGAAAACTAAATATATTTGTAGCTTCAGAACTAACAGCAGGTTTTAATTCTGCATGATGCCATTGAGTTACATCACTTGATTTATTTTCTAGTGGAGTATTTGTTGCACTTCCATTTGGTAATCCACTTGAAGTACCTTCAAATTGTTTATAAGTATCTGTATCTCCATTAGTAGTATATCTTACATTTAAACTACTAGCATCTCCTTTATATGATAATCTAACTCTATATACTTTTTTACGTACACCAGAATCTCCATAATTCATATCAGCACTTATTATTTTTATACTAGTTTTAGCTTCACTTGATGAAGTATCAATAGTTTTCATGTCTCCAGTCCCAAGACAAAAAACTATATTACCAAGATGGTCAGTAACAAAATTAGAAGATTTATCTCCATCAGCTACTATATATTCACCTTTTTGCAATACCCAACTTTTAGTTACCATATCATATATCCAAGCATCTCCATTACCATCTGCTGCATCTCCACCACTATAATCTTTAGCAATTACTAATTGTCTTTTTTTAGGAGCATATGCTATCATTGGTTTATGTTGAGAATTATTCCAACTACTATGTGAAATTTTTCTAACACCTTTTTGTTCTAATAAATTATGAACTTGTCTACCATCATATAAATAACATCCAAATAAATTTACCCATGCAATACCAAAATCTGTTTCACATACAGCAGCTTGGCTTTCTACTCCTTTAAATTTAAATGTATCTTCTAAAAATTCTACTTCTTGAGATATGTTTATTAAATGCATTTTATTTTTTTTGTATTGTAATAATCTATCTGCGTATGATGCTAAAGCAGTTATTTCATCTCCATCCTGAACACTTACTTCTAATCTTCTTGATAATGGAAATGTATCAAACTTATTAACAATAGATTTAAACATTACATCACCATAATTTCTTATAGCTCCTTCAGAATTTTCGTACCTTACATTAGCAATATAATGAACTCTATTTGCTATTGTAGATACTGAATATCCCATTCCATTAGTATCTGCGTCTGATAAATTTAAAAATTCATTAGTATCACTTTTATAACCATTTCTTGATTCATATGTTTCAAAAGTAAGAGTGTCTTGAATTTCAATTTCTTGTAAATGATATTCAGTATATGCTACTATTTGAGTCCATGTAATACTAAAATTTTCTTCATTTGATAATTTAAATCCTTTATTAAAATCTATTTCAAATAAATGATACCAATTATTTGTACTATCAGATTCTTTTTTATAATAACAATTTAATCCAGTCTTTCTTGCAGTTGTTTCAGTATCCCAATCATAACCAGCTGCAATATCTTGAATATATAATGATACATTATTATAAGTAGTTTCAACTAAAGCTGTTCTACTATGTACTAAACTTTCTTGATTATTATCATAAACCCAAGTAAATCCTATTTCATAATAATCAAAAATATCAAATGTATCTGCAGTTCCACTACTAGACCATGTTATAACAGAACCTTTTGCAGTATCTCCACCTACATGACTTGTTATAGTTTTACTAACATAAATAGTATTTTCATCCTCAAATTTAGTAATTATAGCAGTAGCTTCAGTATTATTAGTCCTTCTTACTCTCATTCCAACCATGTTAGAAGTAAAAGTAGTTCCACTAGATACTAATTTATTAGCTCCCGAACCAGCGGTTGCTGTTCCATTATAAGCCCCATTAGGATTCCAACTTCCAGTATTACTGACTTGCCTAGCTAACCCTTGACTTCCAATTTCTATTTTACCTTCATCGGGGCTATATGTAGAAGCAGCGCTTGAAAGAACTATTTCACTATCAGTTGGAGCAGATAAATAAGATTGTGCAATTACCCATTTATCTACATAAGAAGTAGTCGTTCCCCATCTTTTTCTAGAAATATATGAATACCATATTTTATTTGCCTGACCTCCTTTTAATCCATCTACTATTCTTAATACACCATCTGCATAAGAAAAAACTGGATTAGCTGCAGGGACTCCTATATTGCCAAATCTTAATCCATCATCTTCAAAAGTCCAAGTGTCTGCTGAATAACTATATATACCAAATCTAAATAAACTAGTTGTATTCATATATAATGCTAAGTAATTATCTCCTGTTGAATTTAATCCATTCATTTTTAATGAAATATTATCTAATCTAAATACTACTTGTACACTAGCTGCTTGCAAACTAAAAACTCCAGTTGATGCACTAGAATGAGATGTAAAAGTTTTAGTATGTGTTCCATTTGATAAACTTAATGCTACGTCTGTAGATGCAAATTCACCAGAGCCACCTTTTATTTTTAAAGTTGGACTTCCAGATGTTAAAACATAATTAGATATTGTATATGTTAATCTATATGATTTACTATTATAACCAGCATTTGTTCTATTAGCTGCTGTTTGAGTAATTGTATCTGAACCACCAGTTGTTCCTGTAAATGTAAAATAATCAGAACTTGCATTCCAATCAGTACTACCTGACCACCCTCCCCATATACTACCACTATTCATATTAGAAGAACCATTTTTTATTAAATTATTGCTTGTAAATCCTGCGTTTACATAATCATGACTAAAAGCAAATAAAGAAGTACCGGGTCTATCATCTATGTCATCTATAGTAATAGAAGGAGAATTAGATGCATGAGCAGATACATCAGGACCTGTTCTAATACGACCTATCTTATCTACCATTACATCTTCAGCAGATGCTAATTCATCATGTTGTAAATCTCTAGGGTCAGTATTATTATTCATTCCCCCATGAAATGGATTTATTTCTATAATTTGTTTAGGCACTAAGCACCTCTTACTTCAGGTCGTCCTACAGATTCTTCGTATTCTATATCTTCTACTATATATCTTTGAGCATTTTCTGGAAGTTCGCAAACAGCACAATCTTCTTCACTAAAGTCTGTACCGTTATCATAAGCTATTTCATCATGTTTAAAAACATCTAATCTAAGACCGCCTTCTTTTCCAGATATGCGACCTCCACCTCTTGCTATTTCCTGTAAGGTATCATCCTGTTCAGGAATTTCTTTCTTTTCTTGCATCCTCCACACTCCTTTATTTTTCCTCTAGTAACTACATTGATTGCTCTACCGACTGTGTCACCAAAGCCTGTATCGTCTGCAAATAAATCTACATCTATTTTCATTAGTAACTACTACGTTCTTTAGCTAATCGTTTTTTCATTCTTGAGTTAGCAGCTATAGCTCTATCTTTTCCTCTTTTAGCACCTTCTTCTTTAACACTAGTATCTGGTTTTTGAGTCATTTTCTTTTTGCCATAACTTTGACAATCAGACATAGATTTATAACCCATAGCTTTCCAACCTGTTTTACATTTTGCTTTACTTGGCATCTTTTTTTTCCTTTTATTATATGTTCTTCGCATGCCTCCAGTTTTTAAAGAACTACCACGGCCTGTATCTTTACTAGATACATCTGCTAATCCTATAACATCAGACATTATTTTCTACGTTTTCCTTGTCCAGACATTCTTAACTTAGAGTATTTACGACCTATTTGTCTTCCTGCTAATGCTCCAACAAATGGAACTCCCATCATACTTCCAAGAGTTCCTCCGTATCCATAACCAACCATTCCACTTACATCTTGGTCAAATTTTTCTCCTTGTTTCATAGGTCTACATTTTTTTGTTTTCATATCGTATATTTTACCTCTACCACATGATTTACTTCTTTGAGTACCTTTAACTTTAGAGAATTTACTTTTACGTTGTTTCTGTTTTACTTTAGCTTTTGCTCCACTAACCATAATCTATGCTTTCTTTTTTAAATCTTTCATTACACTTGCTGGAACTTTGCTTGAAACTCTTACAGTTGATTTCCTATTTACAACTCTACTTTTTACTGGAGATGATTTTTTAGGCGCAGATGCTTTTTTATCTGATGCTTTAGCACAACTATAAGACCTTCCTTGCCAAGTAAAAGAGCTAGCTCCACCTGAACATTTAGTTTTAAATGTACTTCTAAAACTCTTTGCAGACGCAGATTTCTTTTCATACTTTACATATGTTCCACCTTTTGTCTTTACTGCTTTTTTAGCTTTAGCTCCAACACGACCTGCTTCTTCACTATCTTTTATTTTTAACTTTCTTCTTCTAAGTTTTTGTATAAAATCAATTCCTTTATACTTACCTAATTTTCTAGACTTTTTAGGTCTACCTCTTTTTGAACCATAAGTTCCTTTTCCCATTGGCATAATATACTCCTGTTATCTTTTTGATTTAATATCTGGTGTTGCTCTATTTGTAGTTTTCATTTTTGCTTTTTTAATTTTAGCGTTTGAAATACAAAATGTTTGCCCACCATTTTTTACTGTTCTATGTCCTGATGAACAAGAAGAACCTTGTTTTTGAGGCTTAACGCCTTTAATTATATCGTAACCTATAGAAAGACCTACAGCTGCTTTACCTGCTAATCCAAGTTTACTAACTACTTTTCTTGCTAAAGATTTTCTACTTTGACTTTTAAGTACCTTTGCAACTTTAGGACTTACTTTAGCCATTTTCATTTTTCTTGCACTTTTAGGAATAGAATCTTTTGGTTTTGCAAATTTAGCAGGTTTATTTTTTAATGGTCTAGCTTCAGTCATTTTACCAACATATTTTTTTGTTTTTTTATATTTTGCTTGTGGCATAATATACTCCTGTTATCTTTTCCAACTTATTCGTTTACTGCTCGTTTTCTTTTTCATTGCAGATGTACATTGAGCCATTGTAGGTCTACAAGCTGGGTATGATTTCCGTTTTTCACCTTTACGTCTTCCACATGGTTTTCCAGTTTTACAATCTACCCAACCCTTACCTTGATTGCGAGAAAACCATTTTCTTAAACCTTCTTTAGCCATTACTTTTTCTTTGAGTTACCCCAATTAGCTGCTCCAACTTTTCTGCATTTACTCAATGCTCCTGAAGCATATGCTGATGGCCATACTTTATATCTTGCTTTTACTTTATAATAACACGCATCTTTTTTTGACATATTAACACTTCCATCTTCTTCTAGCTGCACAAATCCTTTTATCAGGAGTTTTTGAACAACTAATGTTATGCATTTTCATTTGACCTAATGACCTACTGCAATAACTACTTCTTCGTTTTGCTGATTTACTACCAGCTTTTACTTTACCAGTTACTGCTGTCTTTAACTTAGAACCTGGGTTCATTCGTCTATAAGATGCTACGCCTGCTCGTGTCATTCCAGCTCCAGATTTAGTGGACCGAAAGTTTTTTTTATTTTTAGCAGGCATTTTACCTTGTTTACGAGCCATTATAATCCCATTCGACTTTCTACTTTTTGTAGTCGTTCTTCTAATTCACTTAGTTTATCTAATACAAGTATCATTGTTTCATCTACTTCTATTACAGGTTCTTCTTTTTTCTTTTCTTTCTTAGCTTTTTGTGAAGGCATTACCATCTCCAAACAAATAATTTAAGAACTGCGGATACTACATCCATACATTCTTTTGCTAGTTCTTGTTTTTCTTTTGCGCTCATTTTACCATCTTTCATGGCTTCATTATATTTTTGTGCAACTTCTTTTAGTTCTTTTAAAGCAGGTCTATACTTTGTTGCTACTAATGTGGCTAAACCACCTATTACAATAGCAATTAAGTACGCTGCGTTTCCCCATGTTAACCATTCCATTATTTATTCTCCTTTAGTGTTTCTTTTATTTCTGCAATATCTTGCATAATTACATCAAGTTTATAAGCGATAAGTTCTCTATCAGCAATCATTTCTCTCTTATCTGCTTTTAATTCTAATTCTTCTTTTAATAAATCAACATCATATTTCATAAATCCAAATGCTAATGTTACGGAACAAATTAAAGCAACGATTGTTACAATGTTTTCAAGTGATATATTTGTATTTAACTTCATTAATGTTTTCCGTTTAATCTGCTTATAACTCCTTTGATTTCAGATACCTGATTATCTAAGTCGTTTATTTCTTTGGTTAAGTCGTCAAATTTTCTATCTAATTTTTCATCAGACTTATTCCATCTGTCTATTAATTTTATAACCATTCCTTCCATATTTTCAAGTGTTTCACTCTGTCCCTTGTTTTCTATCTTTAGTTCTTCTATTGCGTTGGCTTGCTCGTTTCCTCTTTTGCTCATTGAGTATACTAAGTACACTAATAAAGCCCCTACGACACCTATCATACCCGCTTCGCTGTAAATCTCCATGAAGTTCATTATCGTTCTTTTTCTTGTTTAATACATTTTTCGCAGACTCCAAGATATATTTCCCCTTTTGGTTTATTACAAAATATGCAATAATATGGGATTTTTTTCATCGGACTCTCCGTAGTTCCCTGTTAATAAAATAGTTATGATTAAAGTCATCTTCAGTTAAGACTACTTTCTTTTCTTTCTTTTTTTCTTTCCCCATGATAAAGGATTTAAATTTAATTCTTGTTGATACCATTCTAATTGTTCTTGCATTTGTGTTATTTTTTTATCTTCTTCCTCTATGTGCTTACTTACAAGGTCTTCAATGTTGGTATCAGCAAGTTCAACTCTTCGTTCAAGTTCGCCAATTCGGTTTTCAATACGTAAGTATCCCATGACAATAATACTAACTCCGACAATAATTTGACCAAGCCACTTAATGTTAAGACTGATACGAAAGTTATCATCAATCTTTGCCATACCGACCGACCTGTACGTCTTTTCATCATTCATACCTCATATCCAGCTACTGACCATCCACTATCACAAGCACTTAAAATAAAAATACTAAATATTATTACTACAATTGATATGACAGTAATTATATCTTTTTTATCCTCACTCATTTGACCATTCATCCTTTTTCATTTCAGTTAAACATTCACTATGTGATAATGCAGTAATACCACTTGTACCTTTTACCTCATCTAATGTACCATCAGCTATTGCTAATTCATATTTAACAAGAACCTTTGTATTGTCACTATTCCATCTTGGTGCTCCAAGTTTTCCGTATTTAAATGCACATTCTTGCCAAGTTGGGTCTTGCAATGTAGTAGTATCTACTTCTTGTTCTGTGTATGTATACTCTTCTTCAACTTGTGGTACAGAATGAGGCTCTGCCATTAGTTTTTCTAATAACTCGGCTTTGGTATCGCTTGATGAATAATTTACGCTACAATCGTCCATATACGCTTTTATCTCTGCTTTCGTGTTATCACTTGAAGGATAATAATCGTATTTATCTACTTGTCTTGTAGCAGTCTTTTCTACATCTTTATAAGTAAATTCATTCCAAGACAATCTATCCGCAGTTTTGAGTTTGCTTGGTAACTTACCCTCATATACTGCTTTAGTTAATATTAAATATGTATTAGTCATTTTTATGCTTTCCTTTGCCATGCTTATAATTCTTTAGTATTTCGGTAGCTGATAATTCACGATTATAAAATTTTACCTCATCAACTAACCCATCAAAAAAATTACCACTTCCTTCGTGTGTGCCTATGTATAAGTAAGGAGTAGTTATCTGAATTGAATTTGATAATGTTTCTGGAGAACCATCATCAATGTATATTTTTGTTTGAGTATCATCATCAACTAAAGTTAGATAATACCATCTATCTGTAGACAATGTTGCAGTTGTATAATATTCGCTCCAACCACTACTATAATAACTACTTAAAACTTTACCATTTCCGTGTAATCCTAAAAATCTTTCATTACTACTATCAACTTGTACAAGTCTTATGTAATTCGATAAGGAGTTTGCTTTAATCCAACAAGAAATTGTATAAACTGAATAAGTAGTATTTGCAAAATTAGCTTTTACGTACTCACTACTACCATTTAACCTTAACACATTGCTACTTGGATTCTTTAACGGAAATCCTAATCCATCTTTGTTAGAGTTTAATCCCTCACGAATTGTAATAGATTTTACGCTTCCATCTGTTGGATTTACTGTGCCATGATTACTATTTGTACTTCGGTCAATCCATTGTGTAATGCCATCGTTTCTCCAGTACCCTAATAAGTTTCCAGACTTGGAGTGAGTAGTAGCATCTAAAGCAACACCATCGTTAAATAGTTGTTGGACTTCTGTAGCAGAGAGAGCAGTATTGAATATTGATACATCATCTATAGTTCCGTCAAAATAATCACTTCCATATCTTCCAATGTATGAAGTAGCAGAATCATTATTTATATTAGCTAATGAAGTATCTGTTTCTTCTAAAACTCCGTTTAAATATAATTTACCATTTCCACTACTATCTTTAGTAATAGCTATGTGATATAATTTTTTTACTGTTAATGCTTTACTAACAGATAATGTTGTTCCTGTTTGAACATTAGAATAGTAAGTAATTGTACTACTATTCATTTGTAACATTGTTTTGCCAAAAGTAATTACTGTTGGTGTTGTGTCAATAAAACCATTTATTACTATCCAAGCTGATATTGTTTGTTCATTGCCACCCATTAATTGACTTCCAAGAGCTACATATTGGTCTGAAACGCCATCAAATAGCATTTTCTCATTGTACTTAACCAATGGAATCTGTGGAATAACTGGTTCATTTTGAGCAGTAGCAAAGCCAGTTGAGGATATTCCTACTTCTTTGACTGAAAAATTACTTATCGTAAAATCATAAGTACCATTAACTACAAATCTAAAAGATGGTCTGCGTGTTACTGTCGATGATGGTGTAAATGTATAAGAATAATTATTTGCTAATCTTATTAAACTATATGCCATAATATTATCA